TACTTACCCGGCCCGCTGTCCTTATACCGGATGGTCCCGTTTTGCTTGCCTTTTATTCGCTGAGCCTTGCCAATGAGCCGGTCCGCCTGGTGCTGGCTTATCCAGTCATCATTCTTACTCATATCCAGACCAAAGCGCTCAAGTGTCCGCTTTATAGTCTCTTCCCTGTCAATCCTCAAAGCCTCCCGTATCTCAAGGCGGATGGCGGTTAGTAGTTCGTCGTTTGGCATCACTTAAATGGCGTTATCAAATAATCCTGTATCTCATCATATTCAAAGGGGCTCACTATGTAACACTCCATTACTTCAATTCTTTCCGGCTTGGCGGTTTGTGAAAGGATGTAGTCGGCCGATATTTCAAATACAGTCAATTCCGAAAGGTTACGGTAACACCAATGTTGAATGAGTCCGTACTTTTTACCTGATAGTGGATGCTTATAAACTACCTCATAAATGCTGTTTAAAATCCCATCTACATAACAGGTCACATCCGGGACAAAAACAATCTCCCCATCTAAGTGAAAGGGTTGTTCAATAGTACCATTTACCCATTTCGCCAATATTTCAACAGCTGACTTATGATATCCCGTTTCTCTCTTTTCAAAACGGCGGATCTTCCTCAGTTCTATTTGTCTCATAAAAATCTATTGGAATTGTTGTTTCTATTCTTTTTTCAGGCACAAGCCAGTTACTCAAGTCCCGGCCCAACTCAAAAAACCTGCCAGTTACATAATCATAGTCAAGGGATATAACTCCCTGCTTTCCAAGGTGCTTGTATTTGATTTTCTGAAAATGAACCTCTACCTGGTTCTGCATAACATTGTCGGAATCAACCTTGCGATGAACCGTAAACCCGTAATCCGTCTTATTAAAAAAGTTAGCCGATCCTGATATGTCATAGAGTGAGGGCACATCGATTATGCCATTTGTTTTATTCATCTTCCTGGGATGCGCGACAAGGAATAACAAGACATCATTTATTTTTGCAAATGTTATGATCTGGTCAAGGAACCGGCTGATATACTGTGTCTCTGAATCGGTGTACTTGTGTTCAAGCTTGTTGTAAGGATCTATTACAATGATCTTCACTCCCCGCGTCTTTATTAATATCCTCGCTGAATCAAGTATGGTCTTTACAGTAAAATCCTCATTATTCAGAATATAAAAGAAGTTCTCCCGGATATGCTCATAGGCCATATCCCATTCAATTTCGTTACATACGTTTTTGCTGAACTTCTTCCCTATCAGTTTTTCAAAGAGTTTGGCATAGTGATATTTCAGGGGGTAGTTCTCAGGCGTAAAGAATGCAGCCTTCCATCCATGTTTAATATTCAGCTTTGCAACCAGGTAATCGACAAATTCACTCTTTCCTGAAGCCGGGATTCCGGTTACTATTGCAAGCCTGCCTGACTCCCAGGTTATATGTTCATCAATGATTCCATGCCCTATTTCCATTCCCTTTTGAACCCCATTCTCAAATAGATCCCTGATGTCGGAGTAGATATCTCCGGCCTTTATGATGCCCTTTACAGGGACGGGGGTCGCATTAGGAATTACATCTTTGAGATCCGGTCCATATTTCTGCAGGTACTCGTTTGCGTCCTTACACTCTTTGAAGGAAACTATATAACACCGTTCGGGACCCAACCTGCGAATCAATTCGTCCCTTAGTTCAATTCCCTTTGTGTCCTGGTCTGTCGCAATAAATATCTTCTGTATTGGCTCAAATAACTCAATACATGAATCCAGATAGGTTAGGTTTTTGTTTGCTCCGTTAGGAACAGAAACCGTGTTCTCAAAACCGGCCTGGATAAAAGAAATAGCGTCTATTTCTCCCTCGACAATTATAACTTCATTATGGTCTTTAAGACAGTCAATGTTCCAGAATATAAGTTCTGCTCCGGAAACCATCTTAAATGATTTCTGTGGTCCACGGTATTTGATATTAGTGAGTTTGCCATTAATGAAGTATGGAAAGCAAATAACATCCACCACTTTTTCAAACTGCGGCATGAACTCTTTATCAGTATAAACTTTGAGTTTAGCAAGGGACGCCTGGCTGATCATTCTACTTTCAAACCATTTTACCGCCTTATCCGAGAGGGCCGTTAAGTTCTTCCACTCCGGTATTACATATTGTTTTTCTTCGTGGGGGCTATATTCAAAGAATGTTGCTGAACAGTTATGGCAATATCCGCGATTCGCTTTACTATCCCACGCGAGACATTTATCTGTTTTCTTTTTTCTATTATGAGAACACTCAGGACAAATACTTCTGGTCCCTTCCGGTGGATTATACTCATAAATTGACTTGGTATTTGATGACTGAATTTTCATACGGCAAGCTTTATTTTATTGTTCTGATACTTGCCTTCGAGAATTTTAAGGAAGTTTTCTGGCCTCATTATCCATTCAAAGTCAGCTTTCCATCCTCTGTCATTTTTCCCATTAAGCCATTCACTCCCTCCTGCCATCCTCAAAACCTGAATGACTTTCTCCATCCCAAACTCTCCGACTCTCGCATTTACATATCCTTTTCTTTTTCCGTTAAGAGCCACAACCTTCCTCAAATTAGGACAAAGTGAATGGTAGTTATCAATGATGAATTGATAGTCTATTGAGATTTTTACTTCCGATGTTTCACAAAGAAGAGTATCTTTATTTATATCACTATCACTATCACTATCACTATCACTATCACTATCGGCATGTTTCGCATCCATTTGCATGCCGTCGGATGCGATCGCATTTTTATCTTCCCATCGTTTACGAGCGTTAGCGGCGTTTTGCGCCTTCTTCCCTTCGTATTTTATAAGGTCCCGTTTAAGCGTTTGCTTGATTGGCTCAAATAATAATTTTGTCAGGCGATCCGGTGGTTCCGGGTTCTGGTCATTAACATACTGGAAGAAGTGTTTTATCAATCGGCCAGCCTCATCATCATTCAGTCCGCTGAAAATGTTTATCCAGTCAGCATAAACAACTATGGATTTTTTACCCTCTGCCATAATGTTTTTATATAAAAAGACACATTTTATACATGCTCCTTAAACCTGTTCTTCGGATTCCATCTGTCATTGACGTTTTTGTGTATTGCAGGATGACATTCACTGCAGGCCGTAACGACCCATTTTAAGTTATCTTCTTCAAGTTCATGCCCTACTATTGAAACTCCGTCAACATAGTAGGCTATATGGTGCGATTCAAGAAATATTTTTGAACCGCACCGCCTACATTTAAAACCATCCCTGATAAAAACTCTTCTCCGTACTTCTTTATGGTAGTCATTATCAAGTGATTTTACATAGTTACTTTTTCGGCCCCTTTTGTGGTTCAGTCTTGCCATCGAGGAAATTGGTATCGATCACCTTTTCGTTGTCTGCCATCGAGTTCCAGAGCTCACCCTTTTCTAATTCGGGAATATCCCTGATAGCGCAAAGCTTCAGTTGTTTGTCCATGTAGGTGAAAAAGTAATACCGTCCTTTGTATGGAAGGCGCCAGGTGAACAGATCATCAAGCTGAACGTCAACCAGGCCGCGCTTAACCTCGAATGCCAGGCTTTTGGCTTCGTAAAGAGCTGCGTTGACAAGCTCCTGACAGTCCTCCTTTTTCTTCTTGGCGGTGTTGTATTCCTGGCTTGCGACAACCAGTTCTCTTTCCTTGGATGGTAATTCATTCTCAAGGATGTCGTTGTAATCCCTCCGGATCTCAGTCTTTTCTTTGATATCCATGTGCCGGGCAACTGTCAGGGCATGGTTTACGGCAATGAAGGTGCCGCCCATGAATTTAACGGCCTCTTCCGCTGTTGCAAATTCGCCGAAGGTTTCCGGGATGTTACTCCCGTCGTGGGCCACGTCAAACTCAATCACTGCGGGCCTGTAGTTTGGATCTCTCATTCTCTTGTTGTTTGTTAATGGTTAGGTGAAAAAGGGCCGGTCCGGAAACAAAAAATCCACTCAGGAAAGTGTCACCGAACCTTTTGTGGACTTTGTCGCCGGAACCGGCAATATCGTTATGGATAAAACTTCTTCTCATCTGTGACACTTAATTGAATGTCAAATATATTTCTTTTTGTCAGTACTTACGCCATTTTTAGCAGTAAAGTTATTAACATTTTGCAGTTTTCCACTGTTAAAATGCAGTTAACAAGTCAAATTTTTTTTACCCCTTCAATTTCCAGGCATAACAGAGATCGTTGTATT